GAGGCCCGCGTTGGCGGCCGGGTTCACGGTCGCGTAGCGCGGCGACATCACGGCAGCGGCTTCGTTCAGCTTCTGCTGGCCCTGGAGCAGCACCAAAGACGTCGCAGGCGTGGTGCCCGGCGTGCCAACCGACTGGAAGACCGACTTGTAGGCGTTGGCCACGTCCGCGTCGATGCTGGACGCAAGCTGCGAAATACGAGGCTTCAGCACGCGCTCTGCGAAGTCGTCGAGCTGCATGGTAAGTTCGGCCGACGTGAAGTTCACACCGATGTGCTTCTGGCTGGAAACCGTCAGCGTGGTGAACTGCTCGTTGTCGTCCTGCACCTGGAGCGCGGCGCCATCGGTCACCAGCGCACGGTCGGGCAGACGGATGCGGAGGGTGGAGCCGATCTTCGCGCCTTCGACGGCGAAGCTGTCGTCGTACTGGCGGTTGACGTTGCGGGTGAGGACGAGGTTGTTCTCAAGGATCTCCAGGGCCTTCCTGGTGATCATGTCGATAGTAAGAAGCGAGTTTGCCATCTCGAAGGATCCTTAGCGGTTGCGTGTGGCTTCCCACTTTTTGATCTGGCGCAGGCGGTCGGCCTCAATCCACTCCGACGTAGACATGTTTTTGACGGAACGGGGGTCCGTCGTGTCATAGCCGGGCGTAGACGCGGAGCGAGCCGTCACCGGAGCAATAGGGGCCGGAGCGGTTGACGTTCTTTTAACCGGCGGGTCAGCGGCCAGCTTGGCCTCAATCCTGCCAATCTCCTTGGCCTGCATGAACGGAGCTAGGTTGGCGATACGCGCAGACTCCTTCGGATTGGTCCCCAACCAATAGATGATGTCGGGGCCAACGTCGGAAGCCTGGATGGTCTGGGCCATAACCTCAGTCACAGGAAGGCTCGGGTTGTACGCGACCTGTTCAAAGTCGTCGTACTTGCCGCGGGCGGCTTCCTCTTTCTCATGGTAGGCTTCAACCACCTTAGCCTGCTGCTGGGCCGCCTCCCGATGAAGAAGCAACTCGTGCGCTTTCCGCTCGGCCAAAGCCTCTGCGTACTTGGCAGCGTTGTCAAAATCGTCAGGTGCCGGAGGATTGACGGGCACCGCCCGCTTTGCCTCCAACTCGGCCAGTTTTTGGGCTTGCTCTCGCTCCCATTTCCGCTGTTCGCGGGCAAGGCGCTTGCCGACAATCGCGTCCAGTTCCTCCTGACTGAAGGTCTTGGGCGCTTCGTTCGGCGTTTCGGCCGGCGTAGAAACGTCAGACGCAGGCGCCGCCGTGGCGGCCTGGTCCGGCGCGGTCACTTCCGCTAAGGCATTACCGTCTTCGGTAGACATTTTTGATCCTTACGATCCCTGGTGAGCCGCACCAGTACGGGCTTGTTAAGCTGAACGCCGGTATGGCGCTAAGTCAAACAAATTGCAACAACAACCGTGGCAACAGCGGGCAAAAACCAATCGAGCAGCCCTTTACGGGTCCACGCTCGCGCTTCAAACCCGCCGTACCAAGGCATCCTGGCGCGTTTTCCTCCGTAGTACTGGCCGATAACGCGGTGTTCCGCCTGCGCGTGTTCCCGGCCAATGAAAAAGCCTGCGGCGGCGACAGCGGCCAGCCACCAAAAGCCAAACAGCAGCCCTACAGCCGTTTGCAGCGCCAAAGCGGCAATTGCGTGGGTCACGAGTAGTAGCTGATGTTCAGGATGGCGCTGGCGGATTGCTGGATGAAACGGATCTTGTTTAGGTCGCCGTCATACTGAAAAGGAACGCCAACCGCGATTGGCATCCCCACCGTGGTCGATGGAGCTGTGCCGTCGTCGCGCCAGCGCACCGGGGCGCCTTCAGCGATGATCAATGCCAGAACAGGTTTGCCGTTCAAGCCGTCAGGCGTTGTGACAGGCACCGTAAGCCCAACAGACGCGCTAAGGCTAGTAATCTGCTGGTAGCCAAAGCAGGTCGTTACCGCTTTGAGGTTCATAGGCATGTTAGAATCTCCTAGGTTGGGTAAACGACCTAATTATGATGGGCGGCTCGTAGGTTTCATACGGCGGCGACAGGCCAAAGTTCCACCCGTCATTGTTGCCCGCGTCCACATTTTCAAAATCTACGTAGGCGTTCCATGTCGCACCGCCAGACGCAACGCTGTCGGATACGGTTAGGTAAGACGCATTGTTCACCCCGCTTGCGTCGGACAGCGTGTACTGCGTGCCTGGCGTAGTGCTGGCAACCGTAATCTGGTTCGCAGCGGATCCAGAAAACGTAAACGCTCCTGCGCTGTTTGTGGTGCCCGCCGCGAACCGAATTGTGCCGTTGCTCAACGTGATGGCGCGGGCGGCGGTGATCGCAAAGGCGTCTGTAAACTGCCACGCAGCGGCGCCGTTGAATGTGAACGCCCCGTCAAACACCTGGCCCGCCATAGTCAACGTATGGGTGCCAGATGTCGCTTGAAAGGAATGAGTGCCCCACGCGCCGGCCGCCAGCGTCAGGGCGGCAGAGTAGACGACGCCACCGTAGAACACGCGGTTGCCAGCATTCAGCGTGCCTGCAAACCCCGTAAAGTTTACGTTCCGGTAGACGTTGTTGCCTGAGCCCAGCGTGACCACGTCCGTCCCTGCGGTGACGTTTACGCTGACCGCGTTTGCCTCGGTGACGCCCACACCGCCGTTAATCGTCCTGGTGCCAGAGGCGCCCGCGTAGGTCGCGCTGATGACTGGATTGTTGAGCATGGCAACAGCGGCGTTGCCGGCGTAGATCGTAGCGGCGTTTCCGACCAGCGTGACGACCTTGTTGTTCCAGTCTATCGTGGTGGTCGCAGCGTTTGTCAGGGTTAGCCGCAGAACGGTGATGTTCTCGCCTATGGTGACGGTGCCCGCGCCCGAATTGGCATCAAAAAGAGCAATGTCTGCCGCGCCGGGCGCTGACGCGCCGCCAGCGCCGCCAGTCGTGGCCGCCCAGTTGGTCGTAGACGTGGTGTCCCAAGTGCCCGAACCGCCTACCCAAAACCTGTTGGCCATGATTAGAGGTTTCCTTCGCTCACCCAAGTGCCTGGTTCGCCCGCCACGGTGCAAACCCAGCCTTTGGGCTGGCCTACCGTAGCGGAGATGTTGAACACCTTGTCGCCCTGCCGCCACACGCCGCCCGTCGGAATGGCGGTGGCAAAACCAATACGGTTGCTGCCAACGGTAACGCTGCGACGGGACGCGGCGGGCAAAACTTGGTTGATTACGGAAGGCCCAAAGTAGTTAGCGCCCAAAACAATGTCTGCCGCGCCCGTCGCGCCCGAACCGTTTAGGTATACGGACGACGCCAACGGGTACGTTGTGGTGTCGGGGTTGTGGTAGAGAAACACATTGTTTTGGATGACGGCGCCAACATTGCCGTTTTGGTTGTAGATGTTGTTGACGGACTTGTTGTTTAGGTCCGCGCCGAAAACATTTTCCGTCACAATAGCCGCAACAACATCGCGCAGCGCAACGTCGTAACCGCTAGACGTATTGCCTTGGTTTCCCTGGTCAAAAGAGTTTTGGCTAAGGTTAAACCCGTCCACTTCATCAATGTTAGCGTGAAAGTTTTGGCAATAGTTAAAGCGGTTGAACGCAACGCGGGTGTTTTTGACTTCCGCGCCTGCGACACCAACTACGTTGATATTTCGAGAAAAACCAGAGAACATATTGCGGAGAACGCCAAGCGAGTCGGTAACCACCTGGATGCTGATAACCGCGCTGGCGGACAAAGCGGCAGGCGCGGGCTGGATACCCACAGTCACGGCGTTATCGCCCGCAGAGGCGCTTTGGGTGAACACAAACGTGTTGCCCGAGTTGGTGAAAATCATGCCGGGGTAGATATCCGCCGGGACGTTGGCGATAACAATTGAGGTGCCGCCAGGGCTGACCGCAGACACCACAACAGCAGTTTCTAGCGCGCCTTGCACGGTCAAGCCGTAATCCGCAGACGCGACGTCAGCCATCGCGCGGTTGTGTTCGATAATCGAACCCTCGAGAGCGCAATTGAGGCTGCTCACCGACCTCACGCCGCGCGACATATTGATGCGGCCTTGGATGCTGCAATTGACGGCGGCGCGGAGCCACGCGGACCACATAGTTGCCAAACGAGCTATTTCGCTGGGGCGGGCAAAAATATTGAGGTTTTTGACCTCTACATTCTTGGCAAAATACAGGTCCAGCGGTTCAGTCGAAGCGGTGGTGCCCGCCCCGCAAGCAATCGTCAGACCGTTAATGGTGACGCCTGTGCTAACCGCAGGATCCGTCATGAACCAACGGTTGCCGATAGACGACTGAAAGTCAGAACGGCCAGCAACCCAAAAGCCTTTGCTGGATGGGTTGTCTACATAGATATTCACAAAAGTCATGTTGGACAGCACTTTACCGGCGCTGTCTCCGACCGTGAAAACACCGCCGATATCACCTGCGGCGACAACAATGCCGTCTTCGCAGTTGATGGTGGTGATGTTCTCGACATAAATGTCGTGCGTAGCGGCAAAATACGGGCCGTTACGCGCGTTGGCAAGAGAAACAGCCGAACACACGATGTTAGCGACGCGGCCGTGGCGGGGGTGGTAGCTGTCGAAAGGTGCGGCAGCAAGCCGGCGCCAATGGATCAGAATGGGGCTCAAAAACACCCCGCTGATGTCAAGGTTGTCCATTTCAAAGTTGGCGATGTTGCCCAAAAACGTAATCAGATTGCGTTGCGAGCCGGTGCCGACAATCGTCAGGTTCTTGAGCGAAATCCCGCTAAACTCTTGGGGCACAGGGTTGGTGGTGCCAGAGGGCCAGCAAGCGATTGCGTTGCCGTCGGCCCCCGCCGTAGTTAGGGTCAAATTGCGGTTGATCGTAAGGCCGTCCAACGCGGAATTGGACTGCATACAAAAACCGTTGGTCAGCGTGCTGTTGATCGTGATGTTGATGATCGACGCGCCGCGGACACCAAACAGACGGCAAAACACCTTCAGTTCGTACCCGGTAGGGGTCAGAACGTAGGTGCCTGGCGGGACGAAAACGTCCTGAGTCTGCGCGCACGCGGCCACAAAAGCTGCGGTGTCGTTGGCTACGCCGTTGCCTACCGCGCCAAAATCCTTGACCGACACATACTCGCGCAGTTTGGCCTGCACGGTAGTGGCGACGGCGCTTGGTCCTGCCGGGTCGTATGCGACCGCGCTGGCGTTAGTAGCGATACCCGTGCCGTTGATGCCCGTAATGTTGTCGTAAGTGGCGATCAAAACATTGGCGCTGGACTCCAAAACAAACTTGTAGTTCAGCCCAGCGGTAAGCCAAATCTCACCGCTTGGAACTCGCCCAGCCGAGTTAAGAATAATTGGGTTGGTATGGGCGATGTTGCCCGCCACCGTGGTGTAGGTCGTTTGCGGCGTGGTGGTCCCTGCCGCGTAAGAGTACAGTTTGCCGCCGGTCAGCGGGTCGCCGTTGGCGTCAAAAAACTGAGCGCCGGCGCCAGCCAAAGCCGAAAGATTGACTGTCATAGCGACCTCTTATGCCAAGAACTTGAGCTTATACAGCGTACTCAGATACAGCGCGACAATTTCGTCCACGATGTTCTGAAGCGCCGTGTCGTTCTTGTCCATGACTTTGTAGCGCATTTCCTCGATGTCCTTGAGGTTGTCCTCAAGGAACTCGACGATGTTGTTGGTCTTTTTGGCCGACATGAGCGCAATCGGCCCAATCAGCCCGTGCCGGCCCTGGTAGGCTTCGGCCAGCGTGTCCGCAAGGTCGATCACGCCGTCGTAAAACTTCTGAAGCGCCTTGTGCTTGGAGTAGCTGCGGGTGTTCAGATGCACGGAATGGGCCGTATCACGGGCCAAAAACAGCGTTCCGATGAACTCAGCGCAGTTGCTCATCACATTGGCCCTCCGGGGGGCATTTCAGGCGCCATACTGCCCATTTCGGGCTCCATGACCGGCATCTGGCGCTCCATCGGGGTGTCTCGGCCCACAATGTCGCCCGTGTCCATCGCCGCGGCAATGGTGCCCATCACGATGTCCTGGATCTGCTCCGGCGTCATGCCCGCCTGGACGGCCGAAATGCGCTTCGTCTCGGCGTCATACGCCTTGATCTGCACTTCCTGCGCCTCGATGGACTGCTCGACGCGCTGGAGCATCCCCACAACCTGGTTCAGTTCCTTCGTCAGCGCCTCGATCTGCATCTTGGCCATCTGCATCTCAGGCGACTGGTCCTCGCCCTCCATGACCTTCGGGTCGATGATCTTGGCGAAGCGGGCCGCCATCTCCTGCGCGCCAGGCCAGTCCATGTTCTTGATGAACAGGTCGCCGGCAACCGACCAAAGCTGCGGGTTGGACTGAAGCAGCATGGACATGGCGTCCAGGGCTTCCTGGCGCTTGGTCATGTAGCCGGGCCCGGTGGTCACGCAGACGTCGTAGGTGCCGACCGACGGGTTGTAGATCTTGTCGATCACCAGCCCGTTCTCGTCGCGGATCTCTTTCACCGGCTCCTGCTGCATCGGGTTGATGCGGACCATGCCAACCTCGCCGTCGAGGCCCACAATGCGGGCTACGCGGGCGGTGTCGTAGATCTTCGGGATCATATCGACGAGCTGGCGCGTGACGTAGCGGATCGCGCGGGAGAGGTTATCAACGAAGTGGTACGTCCCGGTGTCGCCCTGCTTCTCGCGCGCCAGGATGGCCCGGCCGGATCGCTCGTTGCTCTGGGCGCCAAGGCTGCTGTCGTACTGGCCCGTGGTAGACTTGATGTCGTCAGAAGCACCCAGCTTGGCCTGGATCAGCCCGGTCTGGGCCAGCGGCGGCAGGGCGCGCTGCGGCAGCGGCAGCGGAGAACCAGCGCCGTCGGTGACGTCCGGGTTGACCTCCAGGTACGGCCAGTTGTTCGTGTTGGCCGTCTTCCAGTTCATCTCGTAGCCTTCAAACTGGCCGCCGTAGCCAATGAAGGGCGCCTTGGGGGCCAGGGCCAGCATCTCGGCCTCCTGGCTGACCCAGTAGTTGTACATGCGCTGGGCGTCCTTGGCGTTCCGCACAAGGCCCGAGACGTAGAGCTGGCCGTCCACTTCGAACTCGTTGCCGACGACGCGCACAACCGGGATCCACTTGCCCGCCCAGTCGCGCTCCTCCAGCACTTCAAAGCCGTTGGTCTTGAGCCACTTGCACTTCTTGCGGTCCACCTTGCGGGACCGCAGAGGCTTGCCGAACATAGCCTTGAGAGCCTTGTCCTGCGGCGTGTTGGCGAAGGCCGTGATGTTGTCCGGGTAGAGGTTCAGCGTCGCGGCTTCATGCTCGTAGTAGAAGTACTCCGCGATGCGGACCATGTCCTCCGACAGCCATTGCGACAGGCTCTGGTCGCCCACGCCCTGCGTCATAAGGCTCGAGATTGGCGCGGCATCCGGGAACATCCGCTCATAGTCGGCCTTGCTGACGTCCTCGGTGATGAAACACCACTCGGCGTCCGAACCGCACGGATCCTGGATCGCCGGGTCCATGTAGACTGAAAAGGCGTTGCGGATGCGGCAGATCTTGATGTCCTGGTCAAAGCTGTCTTCGCGGCAATACTCGGTCAGAAGGCGGATGTAGCCCTCGCCGTAGGTGACCTGGTTGTCGCAGGCGGTGTCGTAGGCGACGTCGGCGTCCGAAATGTACTCGATGTGCCGGACCATGCCGTCGAAGATCTCAGCCACGCGCACGTCGGCGCGGTCGTCAGCCGGGATCACCTTGCCCGTCGGGCGGTTCTGGCGCTGCTCGTTCGTCACCTGACGGACGTGTTGCGGCAGCTTGTTAATGGTCAAACAGGGGCGGGCGTTGATCGTCTGGCCCTGCACCGACCCGCGGGTGGCCAGCACGTCAGCCGGCCATTGCCATTGGTTGTCGGGCGAGCCTGCCATGAAACGCAGGTCATCCAGCTCGTCTTCGCGGCTGTCCGAGTACGCCGACAGCGCCAGCGTGTAGCGCCGACGCATGACGGACAGGCGATCTGCCTCGCCGCTGTCGGAGACGCGCCCGGCGGCCTGTACGTCGTTCGCAGCCATGCCTACTTCTTGTCCTTCTTGGCCGCAGCGCGCTTGGTCGAATACGCGATTGCGACCGCCTGCTTCGGCGGCTTGCCAGCGGCAATCTCAGCCTTCACGTTCTTGCGGAAGGCGTCCTTGCTGGTCGATTTCACCAGAGGCATGTCACTTGCCCTTCTTCGCGGGCTTGGCCGTCTTGGCAGACTCACGGAACGCGGCGGCGGTAGGGGCGCCCTTGGCGCCCGGCTTTCGCATCTTCTCGCCAGAGCCGGCGGCGATGCGGGCGCGTTTGGCATGAATTGCATCGTACAGGCCAGGACTGCCGGGCTTTTTCATTTGTAAGCTCCTACTGCAAGGTTGAGCTTATCGTCACCCAAAAAGTCCGCCACGTCACGGCACAGACCGTAAAAATCTTCGAAGCCAAAATCCGACTTCATGCGGTTTATGGCTTGGCAGACCAGCACCGTGTTAGCTGGCGTATAACCCACACGGCTGTCTATGCGTTCAATGGAAACGGTATTTAGGTGGGCAGCGTCCAAAGTCATGTTGCGGCCGCTATACGCGCAGACACCTAGCTGGCGGTGCCAGCACTCAGCGATATCGTCAACGGTAAGCAAAAACTCGTGCCCTCGCTTTTCGGCGCTCTTGCGCGCGTTACGAAGGAAAACCTTGGCGCGGCCTTCAATCGTAGAGTTCTGCTTCCGGCGCGACCTTTCGTTACCCTCCGTGCAGCAAACTTTGCACCAGCTATGGTAGCCGTCTTGCGTCTGATTGTGACGAAAGAACAGGGTAAACGGTTTGGCTTCTTTGCAGCGGAAGCAGACTTTCATCAGCACTTCCACCTTTTCATGCTTGCCTTGGCGCGGTCGGCGTTCTCCGACTTGGCTACCACGCCCGCCATACGGGCGCAAAAGGACTTTTTGCGTCCCTTGTCGGCCTCAGTCTTGGGGCTGGGCGCCGGAGGCTGGAGGTTGGAGCCCGTCTCGCGATTGTACTTGGCCCGGCCCTTTGCAGTCAGGCCGGCGCCCTTACTCGTCGGTAGTTTTTCGCCGCGGCCTACGGCCAGCGATACGCTTTTTTTCGGCATCTT